ACCTCATGGCGACGCTCGCCCTGTTCGCGAGCGAGCAGCCCGACGAGACGTTCACGAGGCAGCAATGAAGCCTGAGAACTTCACCGGCAAGCCGTGCGAGTGCCCCGAGTGCTACCAGGCCGGCGTCACCGACCGGCCGACTGTCCGCGATCCGGTGACCGGCCGGTGGCTGCACGGCTACCCGCTGAAGCGCTACTGGAACGAAGCGGACGCCGCGCTCGCGCGCATCCGCGAACGCCTGAACCGCGCCCCAGGAGGCCCCCATGCCAGCGACCAGTGAGAAACAGCGCCGCCTGTTCGCGATTGCTGAACACCATCCCGAGCAGCTCTACGCGCGCAACCGCCGGCTCGCGAAGCTGAGCCAGCGCACGCTGCATGACTTCGCGGCGACGAAAGGCAGCGCGATGCCACGCAGGAGCGGCAGTAGCCGGCGCCTGAGCGACTACGCGGGCATATGACTGATAAACAACAGCGCTTTGTCGAGGAGTACACGACCGACTGGAATGGGACGCAGGCGGCGATCCGCGCGGGTTACGGTTCAGCTGGCGCGCGCGTGGAAGCGCACCGCCTGCTAACAAATGCTAACATTCGCGCCGCCGTCGCCGAGCGCGCCCGCGCCATCGGCGAGGCCAACGACGTCAGCCCCGAGCGCGTCCTGCTGGAGCTGCGCCGGCTCGCCTTCTACGACCCCCGCAAGCTCTTCGACCAGGGCAACCTGCGCCTGCCGCAAGACCTGGACGACGACATAGCCGGCGCGATCGTGCAGGTCGAAGTAGTGACCCGCAAGATCGGCGAGGGCGAGGTGGAGTACGTCAACAAGTACAAGCTCGCCGACAAGCCGGCCGCGCTGCAGGTGCTGGCGAAGCGCTGCGCGCTGCTGCTGCCTGACATGCCGAAGCCTGGTGAAGAACAGCCGCGGCGCGTCATCTTCGAATACGAGGCAGTCGACGCCCCGAGCAACAAGACCGGAGTCTAACCGTGACGGTCGCGCACGAGCCCACGCCTGCGCACCGGATGAAGTGGCGCGGCCCGGTCGCCGCCTTCATGGAAGACCAGACGCGCCTGATCGATCTGGAGGGCGCGTTCAGGAGCGGCAAGACGACGGCGTGCCTGTGGAAGGTCGCGCGCGCCTGTCAGCAGTACGTCGGCATGCACTGGCTGCTCTGTCGCTACTCCGACCAGGACACGCGATCGATCCTCAAGCCGCTGTGGCGCGAGGTGCTGGCGGCCGCCGGCATCCCGTACCGCTGGAACAGCCACGAGCGCTGCGACGAGCTGCCGGGCGGCAGCCGCGCGTACATCTTCGGGCTCAAGGCGGTCGACAAGGCGGCGCGCTACGCGAAATTCCGCGGCCTGACGCTCGGTGGCATCTACAACGACCAGACCGAAGAGGTGCCGCACGACGTGTTCCTGGAGCTGGCCGGCCGGCTCTCGCAGGTCGGCTACCCGCAGCAGATGATCCTCAGCCCGAACCCGGCCGACGAGAACCACTGGCTGAGTAAGCTCGAATTCCCCGCCGACAACCGCTACGCCGATCGCAAGTACTACTCGCTGTCTGTGTACGATAACGCACACAACCTACAGCTCGACACGATCCGCGGCCTGGAGCGGCTCTACCCGCCCGGGCATGCGAAGCACCGCAGCGCCATCCTCGGCCTGCGCGGCCTGAACGTGATCGGCACGCCGGTCTACGCCGGCTACTTTCAGCGCCAGCTGCACGTGCGCGCCTGCCCGTACAACCCGCACCTGCCGCTCTACGAGGCGATCGACTTCGGCAAGCATCACCCGTGCATCGTCTGGTGTCAGTTCCCGGCGACCGGCGGGATCAACTTTCTCGCCGGGCTGCTCGGCCAGGATCTGTTCCTCGAAGACTTCGCGCCGCTCGCGCAGCAGTACCGGCAGCTGTGGTTCCCGTCGATCCTCGCGCTGCACACGTGCTGCGACCCCGCCGGCACGCACAACAACAGCCAGGGCGTCAGAAGCAATGGCCTGCAGGTGCTCAAGGCGCACGGATTCCACCCGGTGTGGAAGGTCAACAGCAACGCGCCCGACGTGCGCCTGGCGATGATCGAGCGGCTCGGCAGCCACATGCGACGGCGCACGCAGGTCGGCGAGGCCTTCGGCATCGAGGCCGACCAGGGCAAGTGGCTGCGCCTCAGCGCGCAGGGCGTCGACCCGTGGCAGTTTCTCGCCGATGGCTTCGAGGCCGGTTACGTCTGGTCCGAGCACATGGTCAGCGTCGGCAGCAAACAGCTGCGGCAGGCGTTCAAGGACGGCTGGTACGAACACGGGCAGAACTGCGCCGAGTACCTGGAGCTGAACTACGGCGCCAACCAACCGACCGCGGAGGAGCGCGCCGCGGAAGCGCGCCGCGAGGAGCAACGGCAGAAGGACCGCGCGCAGGCGCGCGGGTTTGGCCCGAGCGGTAGTGATTCCTGGATGGGGTGACGCATGATCCCGTGCTTGTTCTGCGGCGGTGACGCGAGCGAACCCGACCACTGGCGGCACTGCGACGGGCGCCAGGGCCAGGTCGAGGCCGACTACAACGACGTGTGCGCGAATCGCCACAAGGGCAACGAACGATCACAGGACGCGAACCGGGACACGGCGCCGCGGAAGCCTCGCGCCCGCCAGCGGCTGCTCGACGCCTGGGAGGCCTATGGCGCCGTGGGCACGATCGCGGAGGTAGTCGGCGACGCGCTGGGCATGCGCCACCAGACCTGCTCGGCGCGCTGCAGCGAGCTGAAACGTGACGGCCTGCTCGTCCGCACCGGCCGCACCGCGCGCACGTCGAGCGGCAGCCTGGCCGACGTCCTGGTGCTGGCGCGCTACGCGCCGGCCGCGTAAAATCATAGGGTTTGACAATCATAGGATAGCTGTGCTACTGTTCTAGTCACGGTCGGCGCAGGAACGCTGACCGGACAACAGCCGCGATGGAGGCGGCACGCATGGCGCACAGCAACACCGGCAACAGCTCGACCCCTCTTTCCACCTGCGACTGGTGCCACGGCGACATCCCGCCCGGCGTCGTGATCGCCATCGACGGCGGCCGCACCGAGCTGGATCAGTTCTTCTGCTCGACGGCCTGCGTCGAGGCGCACGACGAAGCGGTCGCGCAGTGGGCTGCTGAGACGTTCCTCGGCCCCGTCGCGCACATGAAGGGAGCCCGCTAAATGGCGAAAGACACCCCGGTGGTGTCGGGCAACATGCCCGACACCTTCGACCTCACCCTGGCCGACCTCGACGGCGCACCCGGTGTGCTCTCGACCAAGGCCGCCGTCTACGACATCGTCACGCCGGTCGTCGGCAACGCCGAGACGTTCATCGTGCGCACCTTCCGCCAGGTGCGCCCGGTCGACGGCAAGGAGGAGGAGACGCGCGCGACGTTCACCGTGCTGCTGCAGCACTACGGCCGCGGCCGGCCCGAGCGCCTGGTGCTGCCGCCGGCTGTGGCCGACGCCATCCTGCGGCAGCGCGAGGCCCTGACCACGCGCGCTGTCTCGCAGCGCGCCAGCAAGCTCGGCCACGCGCAGTGGCAGGCGCGGCAGGCTGCCGGCCTGGCGCCCGCCTTCATGAGCCGGCCGCCGAAGCGCCGCCGCAAGCCCCGCAAGAAGTAGCTCGACCTGGCCGGCGCTCGTCCTGGGCGCCGGCTTTTTTCTTTCCCCACAATCATAGGTGTTGACAATCATATGATTGTCATGAGACCATCTCTATACCGCGATGGAGGCGGGCGCGATGACGATGACAGCGAAATTCAACGGACGGTGCAAGCGCTGCGGCGGGTTCCTCCCGCAGGGCTCGGCGATCGAGTGGACGAAGGACGGCGGCGCGACGCACGTCACCCCGCAGGCCTGCGAGGTCACCACCATGATGACGGTCGAGGTCACGGCGAACGCCACCCCGATCGTCGCCTTCCTGACCGCGGCGCAGGCGCGCGGCCTGAAGTTCCCCAAGGCGCGCTTCCTGGCGCCCGGCGGCGGCGAGCTGCGGCTCTCGATTGCCGGCGAGACGTCGAAGTATCCCGGCAGCATCCAGGTCAAGGTCGACGCCGAGTGGCGCGGCCGCATCGAGCCCAACGGGAACGTAGCCGGCCCGCTCAAGACCGACCGCACGCTGCTCGCCGCGCTCGACACCATCGCCGAGGACCCGGCCGGCGCCGCGAAGGCCTACGGCGCCCTGATGGGCCGCTGCAGCTTCTGCGACATCAAGCTGACCGACGAGGGCTCGGTCGAGGCCGGCTACGGCCCCATCTGTGCCGAGCGCTACGGCCTGGCGCACACCGCCAAGGGCCGCAAGGCGGTCGCCGAGGTGCCCGCCCTGGTGCTCGCGTGAGCCGACGGGTGCATCGTCACGACGTGCGAGGGACCGCCGAGTATCTCGGCGGCACCCTCGTCCGCTACACCTGGCC